TAAAATTAGCATCCAAGGGGCAAAAATTGAGCTCCAGAGAATATCAAGTTGAAGCTATACATAAAGCCATTAATGATGAAAGAACGCTCTTGGTGAGTCCTACAGCGTCTGGAAAAAGTCTAATTATATATTCTACACTTAGATATCTATTAAATCAAGGCAAAAAAGCTATCATCATAGTACCAACAACATCCTTAGTTGAACAGTTATATAAAGACTTTGAAGATTATTCCACTATAAATGGGTGGAATGTAGAGGATAGTGTACAAAAATTATACTCAGGATTTACTAAAGATATCTCTAAGCAAGTATTAATTACCACTTGGCAGTCAGTATATAAACAACCCAAAGCATGGTTCGCTCAGTTTGATGTATGTTTTGGTGACGAAGCACATCAGTTTAAAGCTAGATCTTTGACGACTTGTATGGATAAATTAATTAATTGTAATTACAGGATAGGCACGACTGGTACGATTGATGGAAAGAAAGTTCATAAGCTAGTACTAGAGGGTGTGTTTGGACCAGTCTTTGCTGTCACTACAACTAAAAAATTAATGGAAGAGAAAAAGGTTGCCGATTTAGATATTACTTGCTTACTATTAAAATATGATGACTTAGATAGACAAGGTAGAAAAAATAATAAGTATGCCGACGAGATGGACTTCTTAGTGACTAATGATTATAGAAATAAATTTATAGTAAACTTGGCTGCAGATTTAAAAGGAAACACCTTAGTCTTATATCAGTTCGTTCAAAAGCATGGGATTCCTTTATATGAAAACCTAAATAAAAAGGTAGATGGTTCAAAGGACATCTGGTTTGTGTCAGGGGACACAGTCGTAAAGGATAGGGAAAAGGTCAGAGAAATAGCAGGTGATACAAACAACAATATCATAGTTGCTTCTTTTGGTACATTCTCGACTGGCATTAATATACCATCTATCGAAAATATTATTTTCGCATCGCCAAGTAAAAGTAAGATAAGAAACTTACAATCTATTGGGCGAGGACTTAGACTAAAAGAGGGTAAAGAAACTTGTAATTTGTATGATATAGCTGACGACCTTTCTTGGAAATCTTGGAAAAATCATACTTTAAAACATTTCAGTGAAAGACTCTCTATATACAGTGAAGAAAAATTTAACTACAAAATAGTAGAGGTAAATGTTGGATAATCAAAAATTAATTAGGGAAGATGACGAGTTCATTATTCTTAAGCTAACCACAGGGGAAACTCTAGTGGCTACTATCAGAGCAGACGCACCTGAAACTATATCTGTACAATATCCCTTTGAATTAAAAACTATTCATGAAAGAAGGCAAGATATGGTAGTAGATGTCACTGCTGCTGCACCATTCTGTGGTTTCGCAGAAGATAGGAACTTCACATTTAAAAAAGAAGATATTATGTTTACTAAAGTCCTTCATAATTTTTCAGTTCCATTTTATATAGAATTAGTCGAAGAGTATGAAAAACTCATCGATGTACCAGTACCAAAGAAAAGATTATCTGAAACTCAAGATGTATTACGCAAAACTGCCGAAACTATGAGACAACGCAGTGAAGAGATCTTGGGCGAAGACAGACTAGAGGATACAGCAGAAGTGCTTGATTATCTTCTAGGCAACATCGGCAAATCAAAGAAAACAATCCATTGATAAGCATAACTCCAAAAGCTAAACAATACATACAAATCAAACTCAAAGCGAGTGGGAATAAGTACGCACGACTTGCCCTCGATGGTGGAGGTTGTGCTGGGTTTACTTATAAGTGGGAAGAAACAAACGAAGTCGCCGATGGCACCCTTATTGAAGATACGATTATAGTGGATAAATTAGCAGAGTTATATGTTATGGGATCTGAGATTGATTACAAGGAAGATTTCGCAGGATCGCATATCGAGATTATAAATCCGAATGCTACTGGAAGTTGTGGATGTGGAGAATCAGTTGGATTCTAACAGTCTCGTTATCATCCCTGGAACACCCTGTAATCTACTCTTCAGTTTCTTAAAAAGCAAGCATTAAATGAAAAAAAATAATAGTTGCCTTTTAAGAATGTTTTATATAGAATTATGTTTTGATAGGAGGACTACATGGCAGTCTCAAAAAAGAAGCCCCAACATTATGTTGATAATAAACAGTTTCTACAAGCACTAAAAGATTATAAAGATGCTTGTGCTAAGGCGAGCAAAAAGAAACAAGATAAACCTAGAATCCCAGAGTATATTGGTGAATGCTTATTGAAGATTGGTACACACCTTTCTTACAAACCTAACTTCATCAACTATACCTATCGGGATGATATGATACTGGATGGTGTTGAAAACTGTATTCAATACATACATAACTTCGACCCTGATAAATCTGGTAATCCATTTTCATACTTTACGCAAATTATTTTCTATGCTTTTTTACGAAGAATTAAAAAAGAAAAGAAACAAACTTATGTGAAGCAGAAACTAATTGCTGAGATGGATGTTGATGCGTTCATGGAAGCAGGTGAAGATAGCGAAGGTACTAACCAATATATTGAGTATATGAAAAAGAACCAAGTCCTTGACCCTTACTTTGAAGCCAAAGAGAAAAAGAAGAAAGAAAAAAAGTCCACACCCATCTCTGATGCGTTGGACGATGTAAATGAGTAAAGTTGCTATTATAACCGATCTACATTTCGGTGCTAGAGGAGATGCTATCACTTTTGTAGATTATATGGATAAATTCTATACAAATACTTTTTTCCCTGCTTTGAAGGAAAGAGGTATCAAAAATATATTAAATCTTGGTGATACATTCGATCGCCGAAAATACATCAATTACCATTCATTAAAAAGATCTAGGCAGTTCTTCTTTGACCCTATTAAAGATGCTGGTATGCACATGTGGATGTTGGCTGGTAATCACGATACTTATTATAAGAACACCAACGATACTAATTCTATCGACTTACTATTAAATGATTATAAAAATATTACTACTATACCTGAAGCGATGGATATAACAGTTGATGGTCGTGATATTTTTATGCTACCATGGATCTGTACTGACAATTATCAATCAAGTATGGAAGCATTAGAGGATAGTAAAGCAGAAATATGTATGGGTCATTTAGAGATAGCTGGTTTTGTAATGCATCGTGGGGTTAAATCTCATGGTGGTTTAAACGCAGAAAGGTTTAGAAAATTTGGTTTGGTTTATTCGGGTCATTACCATCATAGGAACAACGATGGGCATATATATTATCTTGGGAATCCTTATGAATTAACTTGGTCTGATTATAAAGACCCAAGAGGATTTCATATCTGGGATACTGAAACTATGGAACTTGAGTTTATTGAGAATCCATATACTATGTTTGAAAGAGTAGAGTACGATGATGTGACCAATAATTATGATGACTTTGATGCTAGTATTATGGCTGATAAGTATGTCAAAGTGATTGTAGCTAACAAGTCAGACTTTAATAAGTTTGATACATTTATGAAAGGGATTTATAAAGCTGGTCCACACGATGTTAAAATTATCGAGGACTTCGCTGAGTTTAAAGATGGCGAGATTGATGAAGAGATAAACTTAGAAGATACCATGAATATATTGAATAGTTATGTTGATAGTGTAGAAACAAATTTAGATAAGGAAAAGGTAAAAGGATTCCTTAAAGGATTATATGCTGAAGCACAACAAACTGAAAGTGAAACTGCTGAATGATTACTTTTGAAAAACTTAAATGGCGAAACCTATTAAGCACAGGAAACGCATGGACTGAAGTAGATCTTAATCGTTCTACTACTACATTAATTGTAGGTAAAAATGGTGAGGGTAAATCTACTATCCTTGACGCACTCATGTTCTCTCTGTTCGGGAGACCTTTTCGTAAAGTAAAAAAAGACCAACTCGTAAATAGTATTAATGGTAAGAATCTCGAAGTAGAGATTGAGTTTATGATTCGTAATAAACATTATAAGATATTACGAGGTGCTAAACCGAACAAAGTAGAATTATATGTAGATGGTTTAAAACTAGATTCCTTCGCCAGCAATGCTGATACGCAGACTTATATACAAACTCAAATAATAGGTTTTGATTGGCGAACTTTTAATAAGCTGGTCATTCTAGGATCTGCTAGTTATGCACCATTTATGCAGTTAAACTTATGGCACAGGCGACAAGTTATTGAGGACATCTTAGATATCGGTATATTTAGAACTATGAATGAGTTGCTTACTGATAGAGCAAAACTTACTAAAGAACAACTCATGAAAGTTGATAATGATATTACTGTCGCTAAACAACAAGTAGATTCTCAGAAAGAATTACTCGAACAATTAAGCAGTGTAAAAGAAGAAGCTGTAGAAAAGATAAATGAAAAGATTCGTAATAATGAAGAGTCTATAACCAATATTACTAATTCTATCGAACAACTAATGAAAGATGTTGATTACTTAAATACTCAGATATCTGATGGCGACCAAGTTAATAAAGATCTAGAAGAAGCTAAGAAACTATTGGCTGGTTATGATAATAAGAAGTCAGGCATTACTAATGATATTGCTTTCTTTGAAGATAATGAAGTATGCCCACAATGTGAGCAAGGTATAGAACACGACCATAAGAATAACATCTTAACTAAATTAAACGACAAGCTGGGCAAAGCAAGTAATCATTTATCTTCCCTAAGTCAAGCACTTGAAAAGCTAAATAAAAGATATGAGGAGATTGCTACTATAAACCAGACCATAATGAGCAAGAACTCAGAGGTATCTGCTCTCAATCAATCACTCAGTTTGTTGGGTAAAACAAACAAGGATTTAGTAGAAGAACAATCGACTTTAAATATTGATGATGAAAATGTGGTAACACAGAAAGCGAAACTTAAAGAACTAGCACAATCTGCTGTAAAAGCAGTCGAGGAAAAAACGCAAGTTGAAGAACAAAAACAAATTGAAGATGTATCTAAAACACTTCTCGCTGAGTCTGGCATTAAAACTGAGATTATTCGCCAGTATCTTCCTATCATTAACAAACTTATCAACAAATATCTACAAGCAATGGACTTCTTCGTTCACTTTGAACTGGATGAAACATTCAATGAAACTATTCGCTCAAGATATAGGGACGAGTTTACATATGATAGTTTTTCTGAGGGCGAAAAGTTGAGGATAGATCTAGCAATATTATTTACTTGGAGACAAATAGCCAAGATGAAGAATTCAGTAAATACAAATCTATTACTACTAGATGAAATTTTTGATAGTAGTATGGATGCGAGTGGTACTGACTTGTTCCTACAAGTACTAAATGAAATCGGCGAGGGAACAAATGTTTTCGTTATATCTCATAAAGGGGATCAACTTTTTGACAAGTTTAGAAGTGTAATTAAATTTGTTAAGAAGAATGATTTTTCATCAATCGAACAAGGAGTATAATACATGAACGCACAAGCACATCTAATGGAACAATATAATAGAGTTAATTACGAACATAATGAAATACATGAAGAAGTTGAAAAGCATCGATTTGACTCTGAAAAACTCAAACAACTAAAACTTACCAAACTAAAACTAAAAGATAAACTTACTAATCTGGAGAAAAAACTAGGAATCTCATAATGAATGTACTTGATGATGCAAAAGGTGAATTAATACCATACAACGATCCATTACTAACTTCCCCACAAGACGAGTGGAACTTTGATGAAAATCCACAAGAGGAAGCAGCAAAACTTGGATTGTTATTAATTGAGACTTCTAGAAAATTACAGGGTGCAGGATTATCAGCCAATCAAATAGGATTACCATATAAAGTATTCGCATTGACTGCTGAGGAACAAATGGACTTACCAGCTATGGCTATATTCAACCCTGAGATATTAGAATCTTCAGAAGAAGTTAGTATAATGACTGAGGGATGTTTATCTAGACCCAACCTTTGGCTCATGGTTTCTCGACCTAGACTTATCAAAGTGAAATACCAAACATTTAAAGGCGAAGAAATCAGGACTACATTATCTGGTTATGTCTCTCGTGTGTTCCAACATGAGTATGACCATATGCTAGGAATAGATTTCACGCAAAGAGTATCTAAGATGAAACTCGATAGAGCCATTAAAAAGATGAAAAAAGACGCAAAAAGTGGTCGTACAACCCAAGTAATTAGAGGTAATTTCAACCAATAGTTATAAGTACTTGATTTTATATAATAAAATAATCTAAAAAAAGAGACGATTTTACTTTACTTTTGGGTCAAACGAGAGTAGAATGACTGTATAAATTAAATTATTTGAGAGGTAAAATGAATAATTCTAAAGATATACTTGCTAAATTACTCAGTACTGAAGATGTACAAGTAGTTCGTGCTTCAGTTCCTACTGCATCGTTCGATGTAAAAAATCGTGTTCTTACACTTCCAAC